TTTTTCCGCAACGCGACTGAGGCGTTAAGTCCATTTAGCCCTGGACTCGTCAGTTGTTATCATCCACATCGATCGGCGTAGATTTTTGGTATCTGAATTAGTGATCCTGCTAATAATCTCTCCATTATTAGGTCATAATCTAATTCTTCGAGTACCTGACGCGGTTCTCGAGTAGGGTTGTATCTACCACACTCAGCTTTGGATAGCGAGATCTGGTTCTGCTTGTACCAGATAGCGGTATTCTCAACACTCTCGATGCTCCCTAGGAAGCACATTGCCATTTCAACTTTACATTGGTCAATATCTATATCAAGGTGGTATCCATTTTTTGACTTGGTAAAGGCATCGGCATGTGATGGGTTTATTTCTTCAAGCATTTCCATTGAGACATGATTTCCCTTAGTAGATCTCAATAAAAATTCTGATATTTCCTTGAAGACTGGCAGTTCACCGTACATGACTTTATACATGTATCCAAGTGAATGATAATAGGTTGATTTGCAATGTTCAAATTTTCTGGCTCTAAATAGGCCAATGTTTTTCATTAATTTAGTTAGATTTTGAACATAAATAAATTTACCAGGTTTGTACTGAATAAACTTACCTGAGCAATAATTCACATCATGATAATCGTATCTTTCTTCAATCTTTGCATCAAATCCGAAATGGGCAAATGTATTAATGTAGGCATAGTTACCATTCAATCCCAAAACATTATCGTCACCATCGCAAATAAATTTTCCATTGATGTCATTGTTCTTAATAAAAAAATATTTGCAAGCAACGTATGTTAGCAAAGTGTTAAACAATCCAGTGTCCATATCACCAGATCCTCTACAGTACCAAAATTCAAATTTTTGACCATTAAGGGTTACCCCCTTCTTTCTCATTTTGGACTTAAAGATACGACTAAGTAAGTCATATTGTTCAGGGCAAATTCTCTTCCAAATACCAAGCTCAACCTGCTTTAATAATCCGTAGCGCTGTGTTGACTCATACTTGCTAAAATCTATTTCAAGCATGCGTCTTGTCATCATATTAAAAAATTGCTCCCCTCGTTCCAAAAAATTTCTACCTTTTGAAACTTCAGGAAGACATACCATTGCTTTCTCAAGTGCAGTGGTAAACAGACCATAAAGCATATTGAATTTAGGATTTCTACCCATAATCATTCTCGGTGGTTTGCTTTCATCATCATATATTTCATTCTTGATGAAAGCTCTAATATCATTATCCTGCCATAAATTGAAACCATCCCTAATCACTTCTTGAGCAGCTTTCACGTACCTACAACCCAACTTACCTTTCTTATTAGTTAGAAATTCCTTAATAGTAAGTGGTGCTTTGAAATTGGATTTTAATTTTATACAAAGCTCATCTAGGATTTTTTCGACTACATCGACATCATATGAGAGATTATTTCGTGCTTCCTTAAGATATCGATTACATAATCCAACGTAGTCGTTACATTTACAATTGTTCATTATATAGCTATTGTCTAATCCTAGTGGGTTGGTGAAGATGTTTGGGTATTTTGTTTTTTCACAAACATCATAGCTAATACCACCGTTGAGTTTGATCTTTGGAAATTTCCATCTACCAAGATTGCAGATGTCAGCTCTAGCTTGGCAGATGGACTCAACGTAGGTACGTGTAATGGGGTTCTTGTTTAGTTTAAAGGTTCAGAATGTTCATAACCAGTGGTACTGAATTTTTTCAATTCAGACCTTGAATGGTTATGAACACCCCAAGCCGCTAAACCTGTCAATGCAATAGTGGACAATTTTGGATATTGCATTGCTGAAGCTAACAACACTGGTGTTGATAAGAATGCACCAACAAGAAGGTGTTTCTTTATTGCGCTATAAATTGTGTTAGCTGTTTCTCTTATTCGTGGATACTTTACATTATGATCTGGATCTTGATAATCAAGAAAGAATTTAGTATCCAATTCATCGGTGGCTTTTTGCACAGTAATTTTATATCTATTAATATAATAATTACTTTGTGTTTCAATTTTTATATTATTTTCATTTAAATATTTTATGGCCACTTTAGACATATGGTCTAAGCATTCCTTTCTGTTGTTATAACCATTAAACTTTGATGCTAATAGATAGCGATAGAGATTTTCATCCATGTATTCATCGCTAACTAAACGCTTCTGGTTCTTTAGCGCTGATAAATCACCAGTATAATGATTATTAAGCACATCTAGATCTATTGTAGAGTGTCTCCACCCCAGTGCTTCATTTAAAATGTTAGGCTCAAATCTGATTAATTTGGCCTTCTTTTCAGTGTTACGTTGTTGGATTCTAACTTCAGGTAGTGGTTGTTGAGGTAGATCTGGGTTATTACTCACTAATGTTTTCACCCCTTGCTCTACTCCATTTTTTGACTGATCTGGGTTATTACTCACTAATGTTTTCACCCCTTGCTCAGTTGTTTTAACTGCTTTTGGTGCAGTCATCATACCACTTGCAACTAATTTTGTTATGACCTCATCCTTTTCGGTTCGCTTGTTATAGCTAGAGGTTCTATTTTTGTTATTTTTATTTACATTTTTATTTACAATATGTGCATAAGTTTCCTGTGCTGGTAATCCAGGACTAAAACAAGTATAACTAGGTGACTCGTTTCTTACCAATTCGTATCCTTGAGGTATTGGCGGAGATCTCGGGCCATACATCGGGGAATGGCTTCCTTGTCCATTATTATTATCAACATTGCTTTCTCCAACAATTGTTGATTGAGGAGTAGTGTTGATTGTGGATATTCCATAGGTTGTGGTAGCAACCTCGGCGTCGATGATGGCATCACTAATTTCGGTAACTGTGTTGTTATCATTTTCATTCTCGGACTGAATGGAAATGGTGTCGGTGGTCGCGGACGCACTAACTCTACCGCTGTAGATACAATTGTGCTCACCTCTTTTTCCGCAACTGCATTTTCTGCCCAAGATTTTATTTTTTTCGCAGCTGGTCCAATGTCTTCCGTTGCTTTTCTTTTCAGAAATGCCCCCATACCAGCTAGTGTTGGGCTGGTGTTCATGGCCGCCAGAGTTTGGGATCGGGCTGCCTCGCGAAGTGTTTTGGTTTTCTCCAAAACAGTCGCTTTGCTGGGTAGGTTGTTGTATTGGCTTGAAGCCACTTGAACCATATTGTCTTTTATCTTGTTGGCGAGTGGTGTTACCGTGTCCATTAGTTCTGTTGGACTGAGATTTAGTTGTTGCATTTTGTTGCTCAACTGATTCATCCAACTTGTACTCCCAGTCGTAGAAGGAGTTGTCTGGGCGGTTTGATCGTTTCCTTTTGAAGTGTCCATTGTTGAATTTTTTATTATATTTAACGTTATAAGACATATACTAGTTATT